AGCATAGGCGATGTAGGGGTAGAGGTAGGAAGTACGCTTACAAGTGAACAGGAGCTGTTTTATTTAGAATTAGCAAAGTCATTAATTATAAAGGATTGGTTAGCTGATGATTGATTTAAATACGGATGAGCCTATTACGGATTCTGATTACGAGTTGATAGAGGCATTTTGTACAGCGTTAATAGATAAAGATCACTATGCGATGAAGGAAGTTTTATATATACTGCATGAAAAGATGTCTGGTGAGTGTGTTTGTTTAGAAGAAGAGTGTATATGCGGGAGATGGTAAATGGGCAAGAAAGGTCCGAATGTAGTTCATAGGTTAGAGAAAGAAACAAGAGATAGACACTTTCCTGAATACAATGGTGGTAAGGGTAGTCACCCTAGAAAGTCTACACCAGTCACAAGAGATAGATTCAAACTTAATTACGACAGTATCAATTGGGAGTATACTGGTAAAAGTTTTATTAAGTCTTCTAATTAGGAATAGTTATGCGGATTGAATATAACTTGATGCCACAGGGTCAAGTCCTCCAAGATTTTAATGATTGTCGTGCAAGAAACTCCTTTATTATGGGTCCGTTGGGATCAGGTAAGACAGTTCAATGTATTTTAAAACTGTTTGACTTAATGTGCGAACAGGAACCTGTCAAAGATAAGAAGCATAAAAACTACAATGTTCGTTTATCAAGGGTTATTGCGGCTCGTAACACCTATTCTGAACTGTTCTCTACTACGATTAAAGATTGGTTGGAGATACATGGGGAGTTAGGTGACTTCAAACAAGGTAATAAAGAACCTCCTACTCACTTTATACGCTTTAAACTAGACGATGGAACCTCTGTCCACTGTGATGTTGTGTTTATTGCGTTTGACCGTCCTGAACACGTTAAGAAAGCTAGGGGTATACAGACTACATGGGTGTGGTTAAACGAGACTAAGGAACACGCCAAGGCTGTTTTGGATATGTTAGACCTAAGACATGGTAGATATCCTTCTAATAAGGAGGGTGCTCGTCCTACCCATCATGGAATTATAGGAGATAGTAACGCTCCTGATGAAGATCATTGGTATTTTAAACTAGCAGAGATAGAACGACCTGATAACTGGTCATTTTTTAGGCAGGCTGGTGGAGTTTTAAAAGATGGTGAGAATTGGATTATTAATGAAAAGGCTGAAAACCTTGATAACCTTCCTAAAGGATATTATGAAAGAGGATTACAAGGGAAGACAGATGATTGGATTAAGGTAAATCTAGCTAATGAATACGGATTTGTCTCTAATGGCAAGCCTGTACACCCTATGTATACGGATTCAGTCCACTGTCAGCACTTAGAATTCAAACCTGATAAGGCTACTCCTATTGTTTTAGGCTTTGACTTTGGGCGTACACCAGCTTGTGCGTTTATTCAAAGAACAGGCATAGGCAGATGGGTCTGTTTCGATGAGGTTGTGTTAACAGATTCTGGTGCTGTTGACTTTGCTCCTAGTTTAAAACGATATATTGAAGAAGTTTACCCTGATCACACGTTTAAAGGCTGGGGTGATCCTTCTGGTAACAATAAAAACCAATCTAATTCTGACACACCCTTTCAAATAATGAGAGCCGCAGGGATTCCATGTCAACCTACAGCCTCTAATGACCCTATGAAACGTAGAGCCGCACTAGAAGTACCTATGAAAGAGATGTGTATGGATGGTAAACCTAGATTTATTGTCCTACCTAAAGCTTCTATGATTAGAAAAGGTCTACAAGGTGGCTTTTGTTACCGTCGAGTACAGACTACAGGGGAGCGATATACTGATGAACCTGATAAGAATGAATACTCACACCCTGTTGAGGCTCTTGAATACGCTTTACAAGGTGAGGGTGAGGGTCGTGCGGCACTAAGACGGACAGATACATTCTCTAAACCTCACAAAGCAAAAGTACAGGTCAATGTCTTCTAAACTACCATCTAAAGTTTATGTGGTTTTCGAGGATGATAGTGATAGATGGTGGTCTTTTTTGTTAAAAAAGGGCTGTCGACACTGCTTTTTAATCAAACCTGTACCAAATTCTTACATTATCTACGGAAAATCGTTCAAAAGTTTTGATTTATTTACTGTTAATGACCAAAAGAGTATAATCGACGGTATCTATACAATGAAGGATTACACTCCAAAAGAATGTAAAAGATCACTGTTTATGTTGAATACTTGTGTTGGACATATCAAACAGATATTAGGTATTAATAATCCTTTCATTCTAACGCCCTACCAACTATTAAAATATTTGAGGAAGCATAATGAAACGACCTAAGATTCCAGAGCCTACTGCTCAAGAACTAGCTGTAGTTGAACGCCAAAGCAGACAACTTGACGAAGAAATGGAAGAAAATGAAAAAAGACTTAAGGCTATTGCTCGCGGCAAGCTAGGTTCAAAATCATTGTTAGCTAAAGCTGGGTCTGCTAAAAGTGCAACGCGCGGTGCTTCTACAATGAGTGGTATGGGATACTCTGGTGGTGGTATGGCTGGTAGTAGTGGAGCAAGAAGTGGCAACAGCATGATAGGCTCATTAACAAAACTGCGTTAAGCTACTACAATTTTAAGGATTTCAAATGAAACTTCCAAAAGAGTTAGGTTCGCTTCAAGATTTAAAAACAAGAGAATCCCAAGCGTTTAACAGAATGAGATCATGGCATGAACTGTTAGATGATTGCTATGAATACTTCCTTCCAAACAGAAACTTGTTTGATACCGTTGTATCAGGCCAGAAAAAAATGGATCGAATCTTTGACTCTACTGCTATTGAAGCTATCCAACAAGGAGCTAGTAAACTACAAGAGAACATAGCGCCTATATGGAGTAACTGGGCTACCTTTGCCCCTTCTGTTAGTGTTATGCAACAGCTAGATTCTGGTCAATACGATGTTACAGAAGAAGATATTAGACAAAACCTAGAGACACAAGCAGAGATTGTTTTTGATTACATTAATCGCTCTAACTTTGCTACGCAATTCTACGAACACGCTCTTGATCTACTTGTAGGTACAGGAACATTACGGATAGATGAGACTGACGAAGACAATATGCCTTTGGTGTTCAACGCTATTCCGCAAAAAGGGATTGCATTTGAGGAAGGTCCATACGGTTCTATTGAAACGCATTGGCGTAGAATGAATGTTAAGGCTCGTAACCTTAAAAGACAGTGGAGAGGGTTCAAACCTTCTGAAGCTGTTATTAATCTTATACAGAATCAACCTGATACAGACGTAGAAATTAGTGAAGGCGTAGTCTATATGCCTAAAGCTAAAACTTATTATGGTTGTGTATGGGTAACAGGCGAAGATCGCATTAGTTGGATGGAAGACTTTGGCCCATCTAGCCCTTGGGTTACTGGTCGTTACTCTAAAGTTTCTGGTGAAATACGTGGTCGTGGTCCTGCTGTCCAAGCATTGCCTGATGTACGCTCACTTAACAAAGTAAAAGAGTTTGTCCTACAGAAAGCCGCTATCGACCTGTCAGGTATGTACACAGCAACTGATGATGGCGTAACTAATCCATACAATATAGTTATAAGTCCGGGGGTTGTTATTCCAGTTGGTTCTAATAACTCATCTAATCCGTCTATACAAAGATTAGACACAGGAGCTAACCTTGCATTGGCGCAGTTTGAGATGCAAGACCTACAAATGTCTATCAAACGTGCGTTGTTTAACGATTTAAGAGATCCTAGTGGGGCTGTACGCTCTGCAACAGAAGTAGCTATTGAGTCAAGAGAGCTTGCTAAAAGAATAGGCTCTGCATTTGGTAGACTACAGACAGAAGTTCTTGTCCCTATTCTTAAAAGAGTTGTTTACATTCTTACTCGTAGAGGATTACTCCAGCCACTACAGTTAGATGGTCGTGATATAGAGATCAAATTCTTGTCTCCTTTGGCTAAAGCACAAGATGCTGAAGATATTATCAATGTCCAACAAGCTGTACAGTTTGTCTTACAGAATGCTGGTCCAGATCAAGCATCTATTGGATTTAAGCAGGAAGACTTTGGCACATGGGTAGCATCTAAGACAGGAATGCCAGCAGAGCTAGTTAGAACACCTGCTGAAAAAGCACAAGTTATACAGGCTGGTGCTGAAGCGGCCCAAGCTGGAATGATTAAACAACAAGCTCCGATGCCTCTGCAATGAGTTGGTCAAATATTGACCAGATTTCTGATCCTGCACTGGCTAAAAAACAAGCAGGTATTCGCAAGCAGAATGCGGCTGACTTAGCTAAATCATATCATAGAGTCTTTACAACTGACGATGGAGCGCGTATCTTAGCTGACCTGACCAGAAGGTTTGTCTATGAGAATGATACTTCTTTTGGCTCAGAAAACATTAATTACGAATCTGCTTACCATAATGGGGAGGCTGGCGTAGTTAAGTTTGTAATTAATCAAATGAAACAAGCCGAAATAATTTAAGGATTACATTATGTCAGAAGAACAGGCCGCACCAGCCAGCGACACCCTGCTAGATCAAGCCGAACCTACTCTAAGTGATGGAGAGTATTTTCTAACTGATGGCATTAAGGGTACAGGTGATACACCAGAGTGGTACAAAGCAGACAAGTACAAGTCTGTTGCAGAACAAGCCAAAGCTTATACTGAACTAGAAAAGAAGTTTGGTGGTTTTAAAGGCGCTCCTAAAGATGGATACACACCCCCTGAAGGCATTGAAAAAGACGATGCTCTGTACCAAGAACTAGAAGCCTTTGCTAACAAGACTAACATGAGTGCTGATGCATTTGGTGAGGCATGGGAGTTATTAACTGCACAAGAACAAGCAGTACAAGAAGTCAGTCAAGAAGAAGAACTTGCTAAACTAGGCGATAACGCGCAAGAAAGAATTAAGACTGTTGAAGGGTTTATGAAAAACAACCTTGATCCAGAAACTTATGAACACGCGCGAGGCTTAGTAACTTCTGCTGATACCATTGAGTTAGTTGAAATGCTAGTTAGGGCTACTGCTCCTGCTAAACTTCCAATGGAAGGTGGGCATAACCCTCAAGGACTATCTTGGGAATCTATTGAAACTGAAATGTTTAAGAAAGATGAACAAGGACAACTCCTTAGAAGTACCAACATAGACCATGAACGCAAGATTCAAAAAATGATGGAAGCGTGGGGTGGTTCAGGTAATTGATTAACATGGGGTAAAAGGTGTATAATCCATGCACTGGATACCCCTTTCTTAAAAGGCCCAGTAAATTTAGGTTGAATGCTGACCAATTTTACTGGGTACTCAGCTTAAACCTTGAAAAAACTTTTTATTATTACTCTTTTTCGAGGAAACTATTATGAGTAAGAATCTATCTGCCGTAGCGTCGATTGAATTTGACAGCATGGTAAAGCACGCTTATGCAACAAAAGGGCTATTGAAGCCTGCCGTTACTGTACGTAACAATGTAGTTGGTGACACTTACAAATTCCGTAACATGGGTAAAGGTCTAGCTAACCAGAAGTCTACTTCTGATCTAGTAACTCCTATGGACGTAAGTTTTGATTTCGCTATTGCTACTCTACAAAACTGGAATGCTCCAGAATACACTGATATATTTGACCAAGCTGAAGTTAACTTCGACGAGAAGCAAGAACTAGCAGACACTATCGCTGGGGCTCTTGGCCGTCGTTGTGACCAACTCGTTATTGATGCTATGGATGCCGCTTCTCCTACAACTATTCTTCACGGTTCTGCCGCTTTGAGCATGGCTAAAGTTGTTGAAGCACAGGTTTCACTACGGGCTCAAGGCGTTCCTAACTCTAATTTGTTTGCGGCAATTAACGCAAAAGGATTGGGTGGTCTTCTTGATGATTCAAAAGCAACATCTTCTGATTTCCAAACTGTTAAAGCACTTGTAACTGGTGACATTAACAGCCTAGCTGGATTTACTTTTGTTGTTCTTGATGATCGTTCTGAAGGTGGTTTGACTGTTGCTTCTAACACTGTTGATTCATATTTCTTCCATCGTGATGCTGTTGGCCTTGCTATTGGTATTGATATGAAGACTTCTGTTGATTACGTGCCAGAGCGAACTTCATTCTTGTGTAACGGAATGTTGAAAGCTGGATCTGTTGTACGCGATGTTAGCGGTTTAATCAAAGTAGAATATAAAGATAACGTATAAGGAGAGCTATTATGGCTTTTGCAAGATCAGGTTTATGCCGCATTGGCGGTTCAGGAACAGGTGGAAGTATGTGGCAATACTCAACTGCGGATGCAACTTCTGCTGTTGTTGCCGATACAAACTACTTTGCTAGCGCAAAAGATGAGTTAAATGCTGGCGATGCAATGATTGTTATTGGTACTACTGGTGGCACTCCAAGTGGACGTATTTCATACGTTGAGTCTAACAACGGAACTACTGTTGTTATGGCGGCTGGTGATGTTATCACTGCATAACTGTTAAACTGATTGGGGGGTTCGTCCCCCCTTTCTTTCCACATAAAGGTCTATCATGGCAACTAAAATCCAGCTAATCTCTAATGCTTTAATTTTAATTGGTGATTTGCCTATCACATCTTTAACAGGCAATTCTCGCGCACAAACTGTTGCTAATAATTTGTATGACAATATTGTACAAAGCGAGCTAACCAAATATCGCTGGGGTTTCGCAAAGAAAAAAGCACAACTAGATTTAACAGCAGGAGATCCAGTAGGCACTGAGTGGAGTTCTATCTACCAACTACCTTCTGATTTACTCTTTCTTATTAAGATTAATCCGCAAGTACCTTATTCTTTATATGGCGATAAGCTGTATTCAAATACTAAAAGCGCGTTGTATGCTGATTACATTTACAATGCACCCGAATCCGAATGGCCTGTTTACTTTAGCAAGATGATTGAATATAAACTTGCTATGGATTTTGCACCATCTATTCGAGACAGTGCCGCATCTATGGAAGCAAACGCAGGACAGTATCTAAATGCTTCTCGTATGGCTAGATTTACAGATGCACAACAACATCCAACAACTCCTATAGTAGATCGTCCCTTTGTTGATGTAAGGTTTTAGTTATGGCGAAGTCAAAGTTTTTACAAAGCTCTTTTGTAAGCGGAGAATTATCGCCATTGTTAAAAGGGCGTGTAGACCTTGATCAATACTATCAGGGTATGGAGACTGCTGAGAATGTTCTTATCGTACCGCAGGGTGGGTTAAAGCGCAGAGCAGGAACACAGCACGTTGATACAGCAGAAAAAATAATCAAACCTTTTATTAGCTCAGAGATTACTGCGTCTATGCCAAGAGGCGGTACAGTAGCTAATATCAATGACTTTAATCCTGCGACCGTAGGGCTTACAACAACTAGCATTGAGGATTTAGGCACTGGGTCTGAAGCTGATTACATTGTAGCTTTTTACAATATTGCTGGGCAAAGTTCTTTAGGTAAGTTTATTGATGTTAAAGACATTAAGTTAAGCGGCACTGGCTCTGGTGTATTTAAAATACAAGCTTCTTCTGACAATGCAAGTTGGTCTACTTCGAAGACTTTGACTGTAACAGCAGAAGCACAATCTATACGAATTAAATTATCTAATCTTTCTACTGCTAAATATTTTAGAATAATAAGAACTGGTGACACTGGAGACTTAGGAACTTTAAAAATTCAACTTAGTGAGTTTAATGTTCTTTATGCAACATCAGATGCTTCTGACGTTAAGACATTTGACTTTAGCGTTGAGACAGACAGACATTATTTATGCGTTGTTACTGGAGGTGCTGATACATCTCCTTCTTATGGCAATATGGCTATCTATAGAGTAACAGATCAAACGGCTAATTTTCTTCCTGTAGCTCATTTACCATTACCTTTTAAATCTACAGAAGTCGCAGATGTACGTGATGTCCAAACAGAAAACGTCATGTTAATGTTCCATGAGGATCACGCTCCTAAAAGAATTATAAACACAAGTACAACTACGTTTACTATTGATGACATTCCTTTTTTAAATGTTCCGCAATTTGATTATAACGATGCGTCTAGCCCTACTCCTACAAACTATGTCACAACTATGACCCTTAGTAATTTTAGTGTTGGAGATAGATTTCAAATAGATGTTGAAGGTGTGCTAAGTAAAAATATTACTTTAACGGGAAGTGCCGCATCTAGTGCATTTAATATTGAAAAGAATTTGCAAGAAATGCCTATATTTGGTGACACAGGTATTGCTGTTACAGGAGGAAACTCTGCATTTGTTATTACTGTATCTGGAGAGTCTACAAAAAACTTTCAAGAGTGGTCTGCATTTGCAACTTCAGATTCGGCAACTCCTACTAATACCATAGCATTTAGCAATATTACTCAAGGCGTTCCACGTAAAGAAGATGTTTGGTCTGACACAAGAGGCTATCCTAAAACTGCCGCGTTTCATGCTGGACGATTATGGTTTGGTGGTACAAAGTCTAAACTACAAAGTTTGTTTGCATCTAGGTCTGGATCATTCTTTGATTTCTTTACAGAAGAAGGTGATGATGATGAAGGTATATTTATTACAATATCTTCTCGCCAGCTAACAGAGATAATAGATATTAACCCTGATCGTGGTTTACAGGTGTTTACTGCTGGTGCTGAGTTCGTAGTCAATGGTAGTACACCTTCTGATATTTCCGTACAGTCACAAACACAGCATGGAGCTTCTTACTTAGAGGTTAAATCTGTAGATGGTTCTACGTTGTTTGTAGATCAGAATGGCAAAACACTACGATCTTTTCTGTATAACTACAATGAAGATGCTTATAACAGTACAGACATATCTGTGTTGTCTTCACATCTTATTGATACTCCTGCTGATGTAGGGGTGTTATCTGGCTCATTGTCTGAAGATGCTAACTGGGTATTTATTGTTAACCAAGATGGAACTTCTAGCGTGTTAAACACACTTAGATCACAAGACATCAATGGCTTTACCAAGTGGATTAATGGTGATACTGGGACTGCTTACCCTATTAAAACCGTATCGGTATCTGTTGTTAACAATGATTTATTCTTAGTAAATAAAAGAACTACTGATACTACTACAACTTATACGGTAGAAAAGTGGGACTTTGATTACTTATTAGATTCAAGCGTAAAAATTATAGACAGAGTTTTAGTTCCTGACGGACAACAGCAAGTTCTTTTACAAACAGATCATTTAACAGGATTTACTGTCAGCGTTGTAGTACGAGGTGTTACTTTGCCAAGTCGTGTAGTACAACCTATTTCTGGAACTGATAATAATGGAAAGCTAATTATTACTTCAGAAGAAGAAACTTTTATAAGAGCTTCAGGAAACATTGTAGATGTTGAAGCTGGATTTAACTTTACACCTAAAATAAAAGGTATGCCTTTGAATACGTCTGGCCCTGCTGGTCAAAATCAAATGCGCGAAAAGAAAATAACTCGTATGAACCTAAGAGTGTATAAAAGTTCTGGTGTTCAGATTGATGGCAACCCTGTCGCTATTAGGCAGTTTGGTGATGCGGCTAACACACCATTAGACTCTAACTTACCTGAACAAACTGGTATCATACAGGATAACAATGGTGGCAATGGATGGAACATTGAGGTACAACCAGAGATTACAGTACCTAATCCTACACCGTTCCATATACAAGCAATAGAGTACGAGGTTGAATCATCTTAATATGATTAATAAGGTAGAGGATAATTAAATGGCAATTGGATTAATAGCGGCTTTAGCATCATTAGGTGGTGGAAGTGCCGCTGTAGGTACAGCAATAGCCGCAACTGCGGCAGGAACAGCATTAAGTGTTTATGGTCAAGTCGAATCTGGGAAGGCTCAAGAAGAAGCATTAGAAGAGCAAGCTAGACAAGAAAAGATTGCGGCTGAAGGGCGTGAACTAGAAAGAAGACGCCAATTAAATAAAGTTCTTGCATCTAACATTGTTGGAATGTCTACATCTCAATTAAAAGGCGAAGGCACTCCTGCTAGTCTTGGATTAACAGGCTCTAAAACAATAGGGACAAGTGAAGGAATGATAGGATTGTCCGAAAGATTATCAAGAGCACAAACATTAAGACAAGCTAAAATGGCTAGAGGAACTGCCAATATTGGGGCGGCATCTACTTTGTTAAAAGGCACGTCAACAATTGCAGACTCGCTTGTATAACTGATACATAGGAAAGAATAATGGCTCGAAGACCTAGACAACAACGTATTGAAGCTTACGGACAGTTTCGCCCTACAGGGGTAGATGACTCTGCGGCTAGACGTATGCAGGCTCTAGCAGGATTAGGGGCTACTGTAGCTGGTGTTGCTGAACAGTTTGGAAGAGCTAAGGCTGAAGAACTAGCTCCACTAAAAGCAAAAGAGGCTATTGATGAAGCAACTTCCGTTGACCCAGAAACTGGAGAAGTAACTCTTCAAAAAGTAGAAATGAAAACTGGTTTAGGCTGGGGCAAAGATGCATATAATGCAGAAATAACTGTTCATAACAAAGCAGTTTCTGACGCATATTTATCAAATATTGATCGCGATAATATTGCAAAAATAACTGAATTGCGTGATAACAATTTAAATGATTCATTAGCATTTGAAACAAAAGCAAATGCATATGCTAAAGGTGTAATAGAAACAGTTAGCCCAGAATATCAAGGAATTGTTAGTAATTCATTATTACAAACAATTTTTAATGTTACTGAAAAATTAAAATCTACTGAGCGTAAAAATGATATTGCTTCTAGCATTAATACACAGTTAGAAAATTTAACATTAAAAGCAAATAATTTAACAATTCAAAGTTTTAATGGAGAAGATGTTAGCTCGCAAGTTATCGAATTAGAAGAAGGAATTAAAGCAGTAAGTGCTTTGTCACCTGAACAAAAAAAACAACAATCAAAAAGATTATTAGATTTAAAAAAATCAATTTACGAAAGCAAAATTTCTGGTGAATTAAATAGAATTGCTGAAGGACAAAGCTCTGAAGATGCTTATGCAAAATTAACAGAATTAAAAAAAGAAATACACGCTAATTATAATTCTGATGAATGGTCTTCTTTTATAAACAGGCAACAAGAAAAATTACGCAAAACTTCTTCTTTAATTAAATCTGCAAATGCTGTAGCTACAGATGAAGCAATTAATTTTATTAATGGCGTTACAAAACAAGTTTCACTAGGAATAAATGTTTCTGACGAAGACTTTATTAAAGCAAAATCATTAGCTGTAACCAAAGAACAAAAAAATAAATTAGCAAATGCAGAACAAGTAGCAATTTATACTGTTAGTACTGCACAAGAAAGACAACAACTATTAACTACTGCTAGCGAAATCCCTGAAACAGCAGAATTAGCTGGTCAAATGATTAGTGCGGAAAAACAATTGCAAACTCAATTAACTAAAGATGCATTTGGATTTTCTGTGCAACAAGGAATTGCAAAAAATACTTTTATTGATGTATTAAATCCTACAAAAGAACAAGTTTTACAAAGAAGACAACAGGCTGAAATAGCAACACAACACCAAGGAATGTTAGTTCCTACTTTAAGTAATCAAGAAATTAATTTATTACTTAGTGAATGGCCTAAAATGACTCCAAAAGATCAAAGTAAATTAGCTGATATTTATGGTCCTGAATCATTTATATGGGGTAAATTTTCTGACAAAAATCAAGGCGTGTATGCCCAAGGTGCGGCACATCCTAACCCTGATGTAAGACAACAAATTTTTGACGGCAAATCTGCTTTAAATGAAAAAGCTACAAAATTTTCAGATACTGCAAATTCGCAGTTTGAAAGAATTTTTAATAATGAAGTAGGATCTGACACTATTCCAGATCAAGACTATAGAGATATGTTAGATGCTTCTATAGCAGTGTATGCTTCTATAACTGGACAAGGCACTTACTCACAAACTAATGGTTTTAAAAAAGCAATTAAATCTGTAATTGGCGATGTTCCTAAGATTAGAAATTATAAAACAATTTTGCCTTATAATGTTACTTCTGATGAGCTAGAAAATTATTTTGACAATATGGATGCAGAAACATTGCAAAAATTATCTACACAAGAAAAAACAACAGAACAATTAAATCAAGATTTAATGTTAATAAATCAAGTAAGCAAAATAAAAGCTATTTCTAACGATCGATATTTAATTCAACCTAATGGAGGTATTGGTATTTTTGATGGTTTAAAACCTCTAGAATTTACTGTAAACAGATCAATTATTGACAGTATGGTAGATCCGCAAGAAACAGAAAAACAAAAAGACAAATTAAGCAAAGAATATGCTGAATCTTTTGCAACAGGAGCGCCAAGTATGGCTAGAACGCCAAGAGACATTCCGTTGTTTCCCGGCTCTAGTATACGAAAGAATTAATTATGCCTATTTTATCTAATGTTGGTGATCGAGAAGCTTTGCAATTAGCTCCTGTTCCGCAAGCTTACTATGATAATCCAGATCCTAGTTTCTTTGATACTTTTCAAGCAAGTTATCAATATGTAAGTGACAATGAAAGATCGACTTCATTTGCTTACAATAATCAAATGTATTATGACCGTGTTGATGCTTTAAGAGATATTAAAAATCAAGGTTCTATTGATCTTACTGCATACACTGATGTTTATGGAAACTTTGATTACAACCAATTTGCTGAGGACACAGGTTTAATTAAAACTGATAGGCAATTGTTTGACGAACGTAAAGAACTTATAGCATCACGAAATGAATATAATCAAGACGTTATGGAAAGAGGCAGTGGTCTTGGTCAAGTGACTGGCATGATGATTAGTTATATGGGAGATCCTGTTAACTTAGCTACATTAGGGTTTGGTGGTGCTGGAGCTACAGCAAAAGGATTAAGCACATTAGCTAGAGTAGGATTAGGCGCAAGAAATTCTGCTGGCATAGGATTTGTTACAGAGTTAGCTATACAGCCTTTAGTCTATTCTCATAAACAAACAATAGGCACTCCTTATGAAGTGGAAGATGCGTTAACAGCTATTGGAACTGTAGCAATTACAGCAGGTATATTAGGTGGTGGAGCAGAAGGTCTTGCTGGATATTTATCTAAAACTGCTGATGTTTCAAGTGCCGCGTTAGCTAATAATTCTCCATTCCCTAGAGCTGGGTATGTATACAACCCTGAGTTATCAAGACCAATAATTGGTGCCATGCCTACAGCTAAAAATATTAATGAGTTTAAAGCGCAATTAATAGTAACTGAAAAATCTAAACTTATAGGAGTTGCAGGTGAAACTTTAAGTAGAGCAGAAGTAAAAAGTTTGCAAGGACAATTAAAAAATTTAGAGTTTGATCTTAAAAAAGCAGATAAACCTCCTGTAAATGTTGTGGTTAAAAAAGGTGAATCGGCTAGAGTTGCTAAACAACGCGTTCAAAAAGCAGAAAAAACAAGAATACAAAATCAAATTAATAGAGTTAAAAAAGAATTATCTAGAGCTGATGTAGCAAAAAAAGCTCAATCTGAAATTAGTAGATTAGAACAAGGAATATTGCCTACATCTGCAAAAAACAAATTAGATGAATTTATTCTTCAACCTATTACTCCTGAAAGAGAATCAGTATTTATTTTAGAAAAAACAGCACAACGTTTACGATTGCAAAAAGGATTTAGAGCGGCAGAACTTGCATTGCAAAGTTACGCTAAATACAGCAATAAATTAATTAATTCTTTAGACGATGCTAAAGATCTTGCTGTAAAAGCTTTAGATAATGAAATTTCTAATACTAAAACAAACGATGTAGCTAAATTAAATGATTTGAAAAATGTAAGAGAACGATTTGTATCAAACCCTTTTATGTCTAAACAAGATATAGATCAAGTATTTAGAGACATATTTAAAGAAAACATAGACCGCGATCTTTTAATTTTAAGAAACAATGAAGATTATATTGAGCGAGCTAATAAAGCTACATATAGTCCTGAAGATTTTGTTAAGCCAAAAAAAACACCTGCACCTGCCGCTAAAGTAACACCTATGCAAAAACAAGCATTAGATAATATTGGTGAAACAGGAAATTATAATCAAGAAATTGTCGATTATAATCGACTAGAAAACAAAATGCTTTTTGTTAAAGGGGCTGATGATAGTATTGAGCGCGTTAATGCTGAAGAGTTAATTAAAGACATTGATGATGAGCTAGAAAGTTTAGAGTCAATAATGAGGTGTTCACTTGGCTAGTTTTAATTACTGCATAGATCAGGCCCTTAAAGGCAAAAAAATAAACAAAAAACTTGCTGAACAAATTAAGCAAGCTCAAGACCCAGAAGCAGTTATTAAAGATCTGGTAACTCGCTTGTCTATTTCTAAAAGAGAAAAAATTGTTGATGCTATTAGAACTGCAAAAGCTATTGAGAATATAAACTCACATCCTGACGGAGCAATTAAAGGACTGCAAGCTTTGTTAGGAAAAGATAATGCTGGTAAAGCTCACTACAGCAATATTGATATGTTACAAAGAGTGTATACGGAACAGTTTGCTTCACAGTGGGCAACTGGTTTGCAACTGTTTAAAACAAAAGCTCTTGGAGTAATTAATAATAATGCTAAAGAAAATGCATTTGTTCGTGCTAGATATGGCAATAAAGTTGATGATGCTGACGTAATGAAAGCTAATGAAGAATATACTAATGTTCTTGAAAATATGCGTGTTAAATTTAATGAAGTAGGTGGATATATACCTAAGAATGAAAAGTTTTTGTTGCCGCAAAACCATGACATGAAAGCTGTTAGTAAATTTTTTAAAACAGAAGATGAATATGTTACATACATGATGGATGGTAAATTAGACAGATCTCAAATGGTTGATGATGCTGGAAATATATTAAATAACGAACAATTAATAGAAGGTCTTAAAAGCGTTTATAACACTATTGTCAGCGGAGGAATGAACAAAGCAAAAAGTTTTGTTACTCCTAGAGGTTTAGGTACTAAACTGTCTCGTCGAGGATCAGAAAGAAGATTTATATATTTTAAAAATGCTGAAACATACATTGATTATCAAAACAAATTTGGTAAAGGAAACATATTAACTACAATTACTGACCACATACAAAGCAAAGCTAACGATATAGCTTTAGTTGAAGTATTAGGAACTAATCCAAAAAATATGTATGCAGGACTTAGAAATTATGCAGAAGCTATTGAGCGAGATAAATTACAAAAAACTATTAAAAAGAAACCATTGTCTAAATCTAAACTAGAAGTTAGTTTAAATATGACAGATTCTTTATATAAAACAGTAAGTGGAGAAATTAATGCTGGAGAATTTACTTCATTAGCTGATGGTATTCAGGCAGTTAAAAGCATAACTATTGCCGCTGATCTTGGTGGTGCTTTGTTTAGCTCTGTCACAGATCTTCCTACTGCCGCGCTTACTGCATATTACAATGGATTTAGCGGGACTAAAGTTTTAAAAAGAGTTATATCTAATTTAAAAGAACAAGCTGTTAATGGTAAAGAATATCGAGAAAATTTATCTAGAATTGGTTTTATAGTAGATACTGCAATGGGTCGCGCTCATGCTGGAAATAGATTTGCTGACAGTTATGGAACAGGATGGGCGGCTAAAACTGCTGAGTTTGTATTGAGAGCTTCTGGTTTAGAGGCATGGACACAAGGAATTAAAAAAGCATTTAGTATGGAGTTTAATGCGGCTTTAGTTAGCAACTTTAATAAATCATTTGATGAGCTATCATCTGTTGGTGGTTTGTATAACAGTTTGCAAGATTCATTAATTAATGCAGGTATTACAAGACAAGATTGGGATGTGTTTAGAAAAACAAAACCTATTCTTATTAAAGGTCATAAGTTTGCAGATTTAAGAAAAGACCCTAGTAACAAATTTCATGCAATGATTGTGCAAGAAGGTGAGTTTGCAACACCTACTATTGATTCAAGAGTTCAATCAATTACAACTGCTGGAACACAAAGAGGAACGGTAATAGGGCAAACTGTCAGAGCGGTTACGCAAATTACTTCATATCCAATATCAGTAATGATGCAACACTGGGTTAGAGGAATGTCCCAAGCAACTTTAGGAGGTAAAGTAGCTTATCTTGGTAGTTTTGCGGCAGGTTCAACTGTATTCGGTGCGGCAGGTTATCAGTTATCTGAATTATCTAAAGGCCGAGAACCGTTAGAAATGGACAATCAGCAATTTTGGGAAGACGCATTTATTAGAGGTGGAGCAGGAGCATTATTAGCTGATGCTTTGCTAGTCGATCACTCTAGGTATGGCAGTGGGGGACCAATAAGCACATTTTTAAGCAGTCCAAGCATTGACTTAGCAGAAGATATTAGCGATTTAACTTTTGGAAATGTGTATGAAGCTGTTAAAGGTGAAGAAACTAATGTTTTAGGTGAGGGTGTTAAACTTCTTGATAGAGCCATGCCGGGAATTTGGCAAACGCAATTATTTATAGACAGTATGTTCGATCAATGGAGATTAGCAGTAGACCCTAATTACCAAAATACTTTAAATCGTATGTCTACAAATAGAATGCGCGAATATAACCAAGACTATTGGTGGGCTCCAGCAGAAACCCCAATGGAAGTTTTAGAAGATTTATAAACCATAAAATAGTATAATTGGCAAATTAAATATAGGACAAAATAATGACCGTATCGGCGTTAGTAACAAGAAATGACATTACTGCTCAAGATAGTGGAGGTAGCGCACAGACAAGTTTTACCTACACATTTAGGGTTCTTGCATCTACCGACATGGCTGTTTACAAAAATGGTACCCTGTTAACTTCTGGATATACTGTTAACAATGTTGGCACTGTTACTGGTGGGACTGTCGATATAAGTGGTGGAGTTACAGCAGGTCAAGTTGTAAGTCTTGTATTAGATATGCCATTAACAAGGACTACTGATTACCAAAACAGTGGTGACTTTCTTGCATCAGATGTTAATTCTGATTTTGACAAGATGTACATAGGTGCAGTACAGAACGAGAACACGATTGACCGTAGCATTCACATGAAAGATGTTGATGTTCCGCATTACATAAGTAGTGTTGCTCAACCAATGGAACTACCGTTAAAGGCTGACAGGGCTAACAAACTATTGTCCTTTGATTCTAATGGACTTCCTGCGGCTGTAACAAGTGCTACTGCTCTAGCTTTAATTTACAGTGGTACAGGTTCTCCTGAAGGTGCGGTAACTGCTACAGTAGGGTCGTTATTTTTAAGAACTAATGGTGGTTCAAATACCACTTTGTATGTGAAAGAATCAGGATCAGGCAATACTGGTTGGGTTGCAAAATAAACTAAATTACGTAGGAATATATTATGAGTATCAAACAACACGGTGGAGTCTTTGGGCGCAATCCAACATTTAACGATTTGACTATTGAAGGTGATTTAATCCTCAACGGTGAAGTCTTTACTGGTTTAGACTTTCAAGGGAGCTGGAATGCAAGTACAAACTCTCCTAGTTTAGCCTCGAGTACAGGTACGAATGGCGAGTTTTATATTGTCAGTGTAGCGGGTACTACTAATCTCAACGGTATTACTAATTGGGGTATAGGTGATTGGGCTATATTCAACGGTACTGTATGGCAGAGAGTTGAGGGTGGTGCTGATGGTAACTTTGATGCTTTGACTGCTAATAGTTTAAATGTAAACGGTGCTGATGCTGTTGCTATAGACGACTATATACTTCATAACGGAGACAACAACACTAAGTTTGGTTTTTCTGGTAATGATGCTTGGAAGGTTAGAACAGGTGGAGTAGATGCTATCACGGTGGATGGATCTCAGAACGTCACAATTCCCAACGGAAACCTTACTATTGGTGGCGTAGATTTAAATATAACTGGAAATATAAATCATTCAGGAGATGGTGATACTTTCTTTGGGTTCAATGCTAATGATTCATGGAGAGTTGTCACAGGTGGTGCTGAGGGAATAAAGGTAGACTCCTCCCAGAACGTCACAATTTCCAACGGAAACCTAAATATATCTGGTACAAGCGTAACTAATGGCTGTCGTGTACAATTTACAAACGCGGCCGCTAGTAAAGTATATCAGGTTGGTTCAGGGCAGTTAGGTGTAACTAATGCTGGTTTTGCAATACGAAATGTGACTGACAGTACCTTCCCATTAGTCATTGATGATAATTCTAACGTCTCGATTCCTAATGGAGACCTTACAGTCGCTTCTGGTAACGGTGTCTTCCTTGGCGGTACAGCCGCTGGAAATAAGCTCGATGATTACGAAGAGGGAACTTGGACTCCTACGTTTAAAGATCTTTCTAGCAACAGCGCAAGCGCAAGCACAGCAACAGGTACTTATGTAAAAATTGGGTCAGTAGTGCATATACAAGGTACTTTAATTGACATAAATACTTCTGGATTAACTGGTGGTGATAGCGCCTTGCTTGGTGGATTCCCGTTTACAATCAATAACGCTAGTGCTACTAGAGCCCATGGTTTATTGCAGTCTAACGATGTTACTTTTACAGAAGGTACACTATACCTACAAGGTAATAACGGACAAGTTCAAGCTGGCTTTAAATTTAATAAAACAGGTGCGGCCGCACAACAGATAGTTGTTAACGCATTTACCTCTGGTTCGGCTGACGTGTTTTTCTCAATGAGCTATCAAACAACTGCATAACTTAACCAATACGCCTAGTGGATTCTAGGCACAGACAAAAAGGAAAATACCATGTTAGAAAAAGTAATATCTCAAGACAAGATAGAAATCGTAGGCGAATTTAAAGCAGTACAGGTTCGCACTAAAACAGCAGTAATGGAAGATGGCGCAGAGCTATCCTCTGGCTACAGCCGTCACGTAGTAATGCCTGATGCTGACCTAAGTGCAGAGTCAGCAGAAGTGCAAGCTATCTGTGGCGTTGTTCATACTGATGCAGTGAAAGCGGCTTATCAAGCATCTCTACTTGTAGAGGAAGAAGCTGAAGAAGAAGCTGAAGAGTCATCTGAAGAGGGAGGAGAATAACATGACAACTTATGTAACAGCAGACATCAGTGCGGCAAACAGCTTTAGCTCTACCGTATTTTTTGATGGTGATTTTAACTTCTCTGTATCAGGGACTTTTGCTTCTGGCACAACTATTACTGTACAGCGTAGCACAGATGGCACAACTTTTCATGATGTAGATACCTTTACATCGGCTGGTGAGTTTGTAGGGTTTGAACCTGAACCAGCTATGCGTTATCGGGCTGGCTGTAAATCAGGCGAGTATGGAGGTTCTGGTACGGTCACTGTTAGATTTGGTGGAGTCTGGAGATCACCTGTTTCTTAATTGGTAACAGCTATGTCAGACAAGGAAAATCAAATGATAGAATCATCAAAAGATGCATTAGATGTATTGGCAGGGTCGACTGCTGTGTTTAGCCTAGCAGGTATATTACCTCCAGTGGCGGCATTGTTTACCATTGTTTACACTGGTATTCGTATATGGGAAAGTGAAACAATTAAAGAGTTAAGAGGCAAAAAATGATGTCAGATAAAGGTGTTGTCATTCCAACTTGGGCTATTCCTTTGGTCGTTAGTTTGTT